ATAGCAGCACCCGCCCCGGAGGTACGAAGGCAGGAAGGGAAATAAATGAAAAGAGCCGCTTTATACGTGCGAGTAAGCACGCAAGAGCAGAAGAACAGTGGATTGTCCGTTGATTCGCAGATAGATGCGCTTGAAAAATATTGTGAAGAGCAAGGATATACGGTTGCTGGTATTTATAACGATGCCGGCATATCTGCACGTAAAAAATACACAAAACGCCCTGCCCTTTTGCAGTTACTTGAGGATTGCAAGAAACACGAGATTGATATAATACTCTTCACACGCCTTGACAGGTGGTTTAGAGCTGTTGCAGGGTATTATGAGGTACAAAGTGTCCTTGATGCGTGTAAAGTGCCTTGGAGGGCTATCTGGGAGGATTATGAGACAGAGACAAGTCAGGGAATATTTAAAGTGAATATTATGCTGTCCGTAGCGCAGGCAGAGGCAGACAGAGACAGCGAAAAAATACGGTCTGTTATGGAATTTAAACGGAACAACAAGGAATATATTGGCGGAAAAGTGCCGGTAGGTTATCGCATAGAAGGGAAAAAGATTGTAAAAGACGAAAAGACGCGAGGAATAATTGAGGATATGTTTGAGCACTATTTCCAGACCTTCTCAAAAGCAGGAACCGCCGACTATATTTTAAGTAAATACCCTGGTTTTGTAAGAACCAGGACGAGGTTGGTTAAGATTATGTCTAGCCCAGCTTATCGCGGCGAAATGTATGGAGTAAAAAACTACTGTGAGCCGTACATCACAGAGGAGCAAGCGCAAAAAATCAACGAAGTATCCAGCCAAAAAACTTGGACAGATTGCAGGAGGCGTATTTACATTTTCTCCGGCTTGATGAAATGCCCGATTTGCGGTTGCAGGCTTTCCGGGTGTGCAATAGGCAAAAAAGGAAAAAAGTACAAAGTATATCACTGCCCCCACTCTGTCGCACAAAAGCACAAGACCTACACGCGATCAGAAAAAAAATTAGAAACATATATGCTCAATCACATCGAAGAAAAAATACAGTTAGATGTATTAAGGGCAGAAGGTCGTGTGAAGGCAGGCGGAAACGATGCGGAAAAGAGAAAGAAAAAATTATCCAGCGAGTTGGGAAGAATTAATAAAATGTTTGAAAAAGGTAGGATAACAGAAGAATACTATGACGAAAGATATGAGGCTATATCAAAGGAATTAAAAGAACTATCCCAGACCGCCGCAACGGAAGAACTAGAAACTAAGAAAAAAATACAAAGCAGATTTCCTGACGGTTGGAAAGATATGTATATGCAGTTAGGTGAACAAGACAAGCAGGTGTTTTGGAAAAGCATTGTAAAAGAAATAAAAATATCCCCCGACACTTACGTGGAGGATATTATATTTTTTTAGTTTTTGTTATACAGTAACTAGCCGAAACCACCAGGTTAAGGTCAGTTACCGTATAACAAAATATGATAGAAATAAAGGAGAAGTAATTATATTATACAAGAAGAAAGAGGACGTTTCAAGCGCCCTCTTTTATTTTTCGCAAAACTGACCGATATTCTCGCGGATACATTGCTTCGATGGCTTTCATGTGTTCGTCAAGCACGCGTAATAAGTGCTCAAAGTCTGCGTTTCGGGCGATTTCTTTAAATTCAGAATCCGGCTCGGAACTGTAAGAGTAGTATGATGTGTTGGAAGATAGTTGGTTCGGTTGTTGATTGCTCATTAAATTGTTGCGTACATTGTATAAAATCGAAAGCCGTTCGCAAGTGGCGTAGGTTGTTTTTCCTGCCTCTAATGCCGCAATTTCGGCATTAATTTCGTCCATATTAATCATTGCGGCACCCCTTTCTCTTATCGGTCTAATTCTGCTAATGCTCTGCCTAGTGCTGCCTGATCTGTACTAGACAGATTACTGTCGTGCATCATGTCTTTGATAGTTTCTTTTACCTGCATTTTTGCATCGTTGTAAGAGTAATGGCCTCTCACATAGTGCTGGCCCCTGCGAGCGTTACTATAATCACCGTAATCCATGTCGGGATAACGCCCACGGCTATATCTTTCTGACGTGTTCCAGTCGCCGCCGCGGCTGTATTCGCTGCCGCCTTCCAAATACATAATCTTGTCGATATTTTTAATTGTGTCTGTCAGTTTGTGGACTGCTTCTAAATCCCCGGCGCTCATATCGCCTTTGTTCGAAATCTCGTCCAGCTCTCTGCACATCATCTTTTTTAATTTGTGTAATGATTCCATTTTTCGCCCTCCTTTACGCTACTCTCTCGACGATTAGATTGCTATTGGCTATATTAATTGCCTGCGTAGATGTATTTTCGACTGCGATCGTTATGCAACACCCGCGCGGAACGTCAATAAATGCCGCCGTAAATACATTAAAATATTCGCCTACCGCCGCAGGTGTTACGATTGCTGTCGCACTATTTAATGGTTCTCCGGCGATTGCCAGGGCAATAGAAATAGGTGTCACAGTTCCACCGGCAGGTATGGAGATATTAGCCCCAAAGCTGACCTTATAGCGCGCCCTGCACTGGTTTGTAAGGCCTCTAAGGGTCACAATTCCTGCCCCCTCCCGGTGTGTAATACAGCTACCGCACTTTACGGCTGTCTCTGTGAGCGGTAAATTCTGCCCCGCTGCTACGGTTACGATATTGCTATTAGTAAATTCTGCCACGTTATCACTCCTTTTTTAATAATAAACGGCGGAACGATTGCCCCGCCGCTATAAGCATCATCGGCACAAGCCGAACAATCCTGTCGTGCAGGAAGCTGCTAATTATAAAATTTTAGCATCCGCAACCGGTATTGCATCCGCAGTTACCGTACTGATATGGTGCGGAAACCGGAAAAGCTGGCACTGGTCTAGGGTTGTAATAAGTAAACTGGCCCTGCATGTATGCCTTTAAGGTTTCGTTCTGTGACGCCTGAGAAGCCGCTAACTGTGCCGCAAATAACTGCTGATTCTGCTCGGCAATCTTAGCGTCCTTAGCTTCGATTCTCTGCGCTGTGAGGGCATCGAGGATGGCTCTAGCGTTGTTATTCTGGTTGTCAATGATGTCTCTTGTATTGTTTGCGTTGTTAAAGTTTGTCTGACAGAAGCCGTTTGTAACTTCCTGCTGGATTGCATTGGTATTCATCGCCATGTTGTAGTTAACACCTGCAATAGCCTGTTTGTTATCACAACAACACTGTGCTAACTGTGCCTGTAAAGCATTAAAGCTCTGCATATCTGCAATCTGTCCCTGCTGGATTGCGTTTCGTGTATCATATCCATTCTGCTGAATTGTGCTATTTGTTCCTGCAAATCCGTTGAGAAGAGAGGTATTCATCGCATAAAATCCGTCACAAATACCGCTGTTGATGGCATCGCCCTTTCTTTCGAGAGAGGAAATGCCGCTATCAATCTGGCGCTGTAAGGTTGCAAAGTCAGAAGCTAATACATAGTTATCTACCGCGCCTCCGCCGCCGTTATTCCATCCATTTCCGTTTCCCCATCCACAGAAGATAAAGAGAAAAAGAATGATAATCCACCAAGCACCGTTACCCTCGCCAAATGCGCCGTTGTTGTTGCCTGTGACTGCCGCCAAATCTGCCGGACTCATTCCGTCTGTTGTTAATCCCATGAAATCACTCCTTTTTTATTTATTTAAAACCCTTTAAAAGGTTTTGAAACTGTGTCGCCATACCCTGCAACTGGTTATACTGTTGCTGGCTCATTTGCCCGCTATTTAGCAGGTTTTGTACTTCCTGTTTCGGGTCCCCTTGGAACTGCTGCCTGAACTGTTGAAACTGCTGTATCATCTGCATTGGATTGAGATTCATTCAATACCCTCCTTCTTAACGCCTCCATTTGCCTTTCTAATGCATTTAAGCGTTCCTCGTAGTTAATTGGTTGACTAGATTGCGAAAGCTCTGCTGTGGGCGAATCTGTGCCTTTTCGCTTATATTCAAACACCTCTAAAAACGGTCTGCCCGTCTGGTCCGCTCTTTTTTCATAAAAAATCGGTGCTTGGCTGTCCCACAAACGGACAAAAGAATTTGGTGCTACTAAATACGCCTCCGCCGCGCCCTGTCCTTGCACCCAAATCCGCTCATCAGGATTAGATTGCTGTTGCATTTGTTGAGGCGGCGCCTGCTGTTGTTTTAGTCGATTGAGCTGGTCAAGATAATCCGGTTGTGGATATTGCGGATACTGTGGATATTGTGGATAACCGAACATTTATTTTCCTCCTTGCCTCCAGTAATATATTGGTGTCATTGCTCCACTGTCCCACGTATCATAGTAATTGCCGTCAATTACCGCTATAACGTGCCCTGACAGTGCTAAAATATAAACCCCTTCTGGGTGGTTGTTTGCAAATTCTGAGACGGTACAGGTCATGTATTCGTCTGGGATTATATAACGGCTAAATCCATTATCTTTGAGGTATGCGCCCCACACTGCGTTAGCCGAGGGCATATCTGACAACATCAAGCCGTACAGAGCAAGTTGTATATATGTTTCTTCCCACGTTTGCTTTGTAGCTTTTGAGATAGCGCGCACGGTGCAATCTCCCACTTTTGCCGCCGCGGGATTTGGGTTCCAATATTGATACATCTCTCTGCCCTCCTTATAGTTTTATTATCGCAAAAAAATAAGCACACCACCACGAAGACAGTGTGCTTATTTCTGCGCAATTTTTAAATCATCTTTAGTTTTTTTTAAAGACTGTTTATGTACGGGATCGTGCCGGGAACTAACAAAATCTTTTCCACAGCGCAACTCCACAGCCCTTGTAATCCTCTCGTGCTTATATCCATTTTCTCGGCGGCTTGCTCCTGCGTTAATCCGTCAAAAAGCAAGTACTGTACAGTTTCGCGCTCCCGCAAAGTTAAGCGGGCACACGACAAGGCGTAATCAATAAATTGTTTATCACCTAATTTCCAGAGTTTTTTAATCAAACTTCTGTTCACTGTATCACCTCAAACACGCAAAAATTACGTAAATTTATTTTGTTTTGTCCAGTCCTAAAATTGCTCTAACTTTGTCCGGCAATAAATCTGGGTTGATTTTGCCAATGTTCTCCACAATAGAGCCTAGTTCCATCAAAATGATGTATACGCACACGCCTGCGGCAATAGGTACCTGAAAGCCCAAGTCTACATATTTCTGGGCGTAGTCGATAAGATACGCAAGCACTACGAGCATAATAGAGCCAAATTTATGATACAATCCTTTTCTCATTTCTGAGGATTTCCACTTGTGGTTAGCGCAGGCGGCTACTCCACCGCTAGCCAAATCAAAAACTACAAAAATACAAGTTATTAGCGGTAACATAATATCTACCATCTCCATTCCTCCTTAAAAATTATTTTTCTTTTGTTTTTATAAATTAATTAAAGCCCTCTTTAGTTAATTAGTTAGTTTCCGCTTTCGCTTCTTCTTCCTTATTAACATCCATCAGCTCATTGTACTGTTCCTCTGTGATTCTTCCAACTGCAAAAAACACATCAATCTTATTTTTTAAATCATCTGTAAGTCCATTTTTTTCTTTAAGTTTTAATAATGTTCTATATAGCATAATCACACCTCCAATTCTGTTAATGCTACTGCATATTCTGAATTTACATATGCTTCTGCGGATTGCAAATCCATATCATAAATATAATCACGATTATCGTTTAATTGTTGCTTAACATAATTCCAACCATTTTGCATCGAAATCGGATAATTGAATACTGTATATCCGTCAAGCTGTTCTGAATTGACACTGACGTTTGTAGTCGGATAATATGTTGCAAGTGCTTTAAATGCGATGATTTCTTCTGGTGTGAGGTCGGTTTCGATGGGTTCTGCAAGCGGATACATTATATCCATTGGATGCTCCACAAGCCATGCATTAATATCATTCGATGTAATGTTTCCGTCATTCTCATATGGGACAATCCAGAATACATTACTTCGTCCAAACGAAAAAACGTTACTCCATGTACCCGATGAATCTCCTACATTGCTTTTCCATGCCTTCTCCATTCCAGGTTCACTTGTTGATATACCATTTTTGAAGATATTTGTATACCCAAGCGAATACCCTGTTTGTTGCTTCTGGATGTTCCACACTGCGTTGCTTGGAACTTTGTCTGTCTGTATCATTTGAACATACTTTCCCCTCTCCACATCCACGTAATCAGCAATATACTGTTGTCCATTGATTGTGACATTACCACCACTTGAAACTGGAATTGAGTTAAGGATGATTGTTAACTGTATGGTCTGTTCTTTGTATGGTTCGTAAGTTGTTGCGTTTTCGGATAATTCTATCTGTGCTTTATCTTTTTCTGCTGTTTTAATGTCAAATCTGACATACATTGTTCCAATTGGAACTTGACCATTATTTCTATTAACAGTATTAATGAATTTATAATCTTTGTCATATGCAACTAATGTCATTGAAGCGTTAAATGAAACTTTTTTCCCACTATACGGAAAATGCATATACTTCTCAATAGCACAATAATTTCCGCTTAATGATTCATATATCTTACCTGTGTTGGTATCTATCGCCCTGTTTAATATAATTGGGAATTTTTTAGAATCAAACAAATTCTTCCCACAAACCTTCACAATCGGATTCACAACGCTCTTAATCTCCTGCGGATAGTCAGGAGAGGGCGATGGTTGACCGCCGGTGTATGGTTCGTAGGCGGTGGCTTCGGTGCCGAGTTCGAGCATAGGATAAATCGTGAAATTATACGATTTTCCTACTGTTAATCCCTCTAAAAATAAACTACAGTATTCATTACTTGCACCTGTCTCAAATGTGCAACTTAATTGATTTTGCATAATTCTATGTGTTTGATAATTAGCATCGTCCAATTCAGTTCGCCCTAATTTTAAACCAATTACAATACCTGAGTTTTTGTCAACTGAAAAAGTATACGTTGCATTATCAGTATGGCATTCATTATTTATTTTTATAATATTTGACCAACTAGATGTTGAAGTACCCGTCACAGATACACTTCCATCCGCATTCATTGTGATCAAAAGACCATTTGTAGCTCCGTGTACATTGACTTCGGATAATTTCAGTAAATTCTTCCCCATGGTACTTTTCTGCTCGCTCTTTCCATACACCATCATATCCGCTATTTTTCCATCATCGGAATCCGCTAAGTGGTTCTCCCCATTGTTTGTTGCGTAAAACTTGGAGATTTTGGAACTGGATAAATTACCCAAATCTTCCTTTAGCAAACTAAGTTCTTTCTTTAGTGGGCCAAGGTCTCCTGATGTTCCCCTACGTTTCGAGAGCACATACGCCTCATCTCCCGTTAAACCACTTTTTCTCATGTCCTACACCTCCCTAAAGTAAAAACCACTTGCTATCAGGGGCATAAAAGCCATATAATTCCCCTGTGTCTACACATAACGCCGTTGAACCACTTGCAACATAATGAGGCAATTTATCTACTTCAGAAGACTTCCCCCAGTAATATCGCTTACTTCCGTCCGTATCTATGCAATCCCAGCCGCCTAAATCGTGTATAATATCTCCTTTGCGGTATGTCTGCCCGTCAATAATTATTGTTCCACTAGCTATCATACTTCCACCTCCTTATGCATGAATCGTATCAGACAGCTTTAGCAAGCAATCTGCGAGCATCTCATTTTGTTTTGTAAGCTCTTCTATTTTTTTGTTTAGTTCTGGTATGGACGGCGTGTTATCGTTAAATAGGTGTTCCGGTTCTTCTCGGTCAACATTCTCAACGATTTCATACTTTCCTTCCTTATTTGCCTCGATATGACACGTACCATTTTCGTTGCACCACTGCGCAGCTTTTGGTGGGTATAAACCATCAAATACGTATCCAATATAATATTCTTCCATAATTACACTCCTAACACATATCTTAGTACAAACCCTTGATTGTTAACGGCTATTCCGTTTTGTGCGTTATTAGATTTATTACTGTCAGTACCCCGTATAAATGTATCACCGATATATAGGTATTTATTTAATCCGTAATATGGATTGCTCATTAACATACCATCTCCAGGTCGCCAGGCAACGTGCTGTTTAGGTACAAAAAACGTTGTCCACCACCAATTATCACAAGCTCCATTACTATAGTGACTCCAGACAAATACTGCACCGGTCGGTTGCATTGATATTGGCTCATTTAGTGTAAATTCATGCCCTGCAAGCATAAAATATCCTACGCTGTTAGCATCCCACAGGATGTTATTTTTACCTAAGATGCACTCTACGTCATTAGATACAAATTGGATGCGGTGGTTATCGACATGCATCCCGGTTCCCATAGACTCGTACAAGTCACTGTATGTTGAGCCGTCCTTGACGGTTAACGAAAGTCCTGTGGTGTCCTTGGTTTTATCGTAATACAATTCCAGAGCCGCCTTGCCGCCGCCATGGATGTCGTCTGGGTTTGTCTGCTGGGTGGAAACAACAATGTTGCGGTCGGATTGCATCACGGAGCCGGAGCCCTCATAAGTTTTATCGCCGTCCGCGTTGGTGATCACGATAGGTGCTGTACCAAACCGTACAATTTCGCTGCTACCGTTTCGCACCGCCATCCCGTTACTGTCTAATAATGTATTTTGGCCGAGAGTATTTCCTCGCATATCACCAACTATTAGCCCCAATCCATCTATATATTTCATGAAGTTAGTTGCAACTTTAGCAGCCTCTAATATCTTGCTTTCCTGACTATTAAAATTTTCCTCAGTAGCATATTTAAAATTCTCATAGGATTTTTTTACCTTAGTAACTGTCTTGTTCGCTTCATTTGCGGCTGTATCATCCGTTGGCGGAGATGTGAGATTTCCAGTGAGCCATGCTCTTCCGCCAGAAACACGTATTTTTACGCTATCCCCTTCTTTACAATTAATAGTCATCTGTGCGGGGGTTTCGTCTGCTCCGCCGTCAATGTGGACATATGCTGTTTTTTCGTCAACCCGAAGGACTTTTGCAACTGTATCGTATGCTTTTGTTTTGCTTTGCTTCATCGCCGAGGCAATCTCTTTTACAAACTCATTCAACGCTTTCCACCCCTTCCTTTGTGCGGCAACCATGTTCTAGCGACAGCGATTGTGACGTTATTCTAAATTTCCCGGTAAGATTATGCCTAGGATAATTCAAAAAGACCACATCTCCTAAAAGAACGTCCTCGAAAAATCGCCGGCTGTACTGTATCGTTCTGGCAGGATTCTGCAATTCTTTTAGTTTTCTAACGGCATAAGCCGCTATATTTTCCCCGGAGGATAATTCAACACCTGTTTCCGATTTCCACACCTCCCTACCCCGACTGACGGTTGATAAATAACTGTCCGGACTGTCGTCCCGCGCGATGGCTGCGCCGTAATCGTCATGTATTGCCATAAAACAGTTTGGTGTATCATACCAGTTAAATGTGTCTGTTACGTCACACTCCATGATGTCGTTTGCGTTAATTCCTACTGTAAGACTACTATTATTATCATTTGCGCAGATAACAATACTTCCATCGCCAAGTATTCGCATCCGCCAACCAATAGCATCTAAAATATGCAGTGCCATCGTGAGCCTTGTTTCCCCGTCTTCTGCAACGATATTATCTGTAGTTATCGGCGATGTTCCCTCGACATACACAGGGGCAGGGACACAATCATTAAGCAGATTTTTAATCTGTTTTGCTCCGCTACCGGCTGGTACATAATAGCCACGCGGCAGGATCACATCATCTGCCGGCTTGAGAACGGAATAGCAGTCAATATTGTAAGTCTCTCTCACACCATCAAGCTTTCTTTCCGGGAAGGCGGTCAGGCCAGTAAACAGTGCCACTTTTGCTCCTGTCCCTCCCTGTCTAGCCTGTAGGTAAATGCGTACCCAGCACTCGTTGTCTGTTATTTTTTCCGTCATTGTAACAGATGCAGACTCCTTTAAATCTGACGTGCTATCTCGGTCAATACTGCCCTTAGTAAATTTAAATTCTTTCTGGTCTGTCCACGTCTTGGGGTCAACTGTTGTTAAAATATATCTTGCTGAAAATCCTTTGCTCCAATCCATCACGCCGCCTCATTAGGATGCTCTGCACTCCACTGCTCTTCCGTCACAGCATCCAGTTCTTCCGAATCCACTTTTTTTATCGTTAGTGAGAAATCTGTCCTCATTTTATTATCGTGGTCTTTTTTCTCCGACACCTGTATATCGCAGGAAAATGACGAGCCGTCCGGTGTCCTAACGTGGCATATTCCGGGATACGTTGCAAGCCGTCTCATTTGCTCAATCATCGTTGGTTCTGTTAGTGAGATACTTACTGCATCAATTTTTAAATCACGAGTGACTGCAGGATTCCAGTCACCTTGTACGGAGCCGCCAAGATAAACTGTCCTCTCGAAATCTTTATCCCATGAGTTATCTAAATCAAGGTTATACTGGATTTCGATAGATTCACCGTCAAAATCAATGATTGCCTTTTTATATTCGATGGAAAAATCGCTATATAACCACGCAAACGAACTATCTGACGTTATATAGTCACCGTTGGCAGTTTTATTTACAACCAGTATGCCGCCGTACTCATTTAACGCTGGGTATGGGTCAACATATTTCTGTCCATAAACCCCATTTTCCAGAATCAATTCTGCTCTGTCTACACTCATCCGATACAAGTCGAATGTATCCCCATCAGCATATGTGGTTGGTTTAGCAACAACAATACTCGCTGTTTTGTTGTCTGCAATCGTATTTACAGTGGCCGTTGGCACTTCCGGCTGGTGTTTCCACCGTACAACAAACGGTATCTTTTTTTCTGCCACATGGTCATAAATATCTGTAAATGCAATCTGTATGCTGTACCTTGCACCGTCATCCATCTGCCCGATCAGGTCGCCCAAGGCAATACTGTAGTTATCTGTTTCGCTACCGGTAAAACTGGCAATAATTTCGCCGGCAAAATGCTGTTCCTTTAATCCGTCCGGGCGCAGAATATAATAATCCTCGTCCCTGACAATCGTTACTTTTGCTGTGCCAGCAGAATCCCCGAAGGACGGGGCTATCGTTAATGGTAGCTGCTCCAAATAATTTGTTGTGCCTTCCGATGATTCCGGCACTGTCTGGTCGGTCGTTTCCGTGGTAACATCGTCAGAATTATATGCTGTTGCTTCCGAAACAAGATTTGTTGTAACGCTGTCTATTGCAGGTTTTGCAACAATTTCAACAGCCACAGAATCTGACCATGCACCTTCCTTGCCTCCCTGTGCTGTAACCATTGCTTTTAAATAATGGATTTCTCCTACATTCCACAGATTGCTCAAAAGACCACTTGCAGTATAGATTTTATTAATGTTTTCAATAGTTTCCGATAATGTCTCCATGCCGGAAGACATCATTAAAACAACGACGTTTCCATCTTTGCCTTTAACCGGCTCATCGTTAACCGCTTCCGCTATTTTTATGCTAGCTTTGCTGTTTCCGGTGTAGCCAACACTGCAAATAACTGTATCGTCCAGGGCAAGATAATTTTCTGTCGTTGCAAGCGTAGGAGTTGTTGGGGTCTCACTCAGAGATACGGAAACCGTATCAGACCAAGGAGATAACACTTCCTCATCCCCGGACGTATCCCGCAATCTTACGCGGAAATAATATGTTTTTGCCGATTCTAGGGACCCGATATGCCACGTGGTTTCCCTGTCCTCCACGTCATAAGTAGTTGGGGCTTCCGTACTAATCCATGCGTCCTCGTGGTCTGCCCACGCAACGGTAGCCGCATCCGCATTTTTCCACGACCAATCCCATGTTAGTTCCACGGTATCAGATGCCACCGCCATTGCAGTTATATTTTTCGGTGGGACTGCAATCTTTCTTGTTTCCGAATAAATCCACCCAGACTGCATGAGGGGGCTAAGTTTGTAGGTGGTGCCAGACGCTCCATTTTGAGGTGTGGAAGTTCCGGTAAAATTCTTGAGGGCAATCTGGTATTCAGCGCCGCCGGACACGTCCGGACACGTAACTGTGATTGTCCCTTCTTTGTCGGTGATCGCGATAATACCTTTTTCCTCGTTGTCTATTTTCATCCAGATTGCTGTTTTGGCGTCAGGAACATCTGTATTTCGCTCAACGCTATTAATGGTAAGCGTTGTTCCCGTTGCTGATACCGTATCAAATGACGGGGATTTTAAAGCCCCTCGTGCCGCTACTCGTGGCTCGGAATACGCATATTTTTTATCGTGCGTACTTTGCACTCTTGTCCACATAATCTGGTCTTCCGCTATGCCATCGTCTGTGTTAAAATCTGCTGACACCGTATAATCATGGTACGCAACAGTTACTCCTGTACTCCATGATGTGCCGGTATACCTCTCTCCGCTTTCCGGCGTGTCTATGGCATATTGTAACTCCATAGAATCCACAGGGCGGTCCCGCGGCGATGCCTGCACCCAGTTTGCCCATACATAGCGGCTAGAGGAGCCTATCTCTTTGCTCCCTGTACTCTGTATATTTGGACGCTCTGGGATGCTGTAATAATGGTATGCATAGCTCCAACCGGAATCTCCGGCACACCCTCTCGATTTTGCCCTTACAATACGGCAAAATGTCTTGTTTTGTGTCGGGGAACCATCCTCTGTTATCGCCCATGTGCCAGACGCTCCCGTATAGGATGCATTGGTAAAGCGAGCGTTTGCAATGGCGCCCTTATAGTTTGTCATTAATGCGGTCTGTACCTGCGTCCTTGCAAAATGCCTTGCATCATTTGCCTCGTATGAGGTATTCCAAGTAAATGTACCTTTATTTGCGCCAGTATCATCAAGAGAATAAGAAACGGAAGGGGCATTTGGTGCATAAATGGTAAATGTCTTTGTGGAATGTGCGGCTGTATAGGTATGCTTTTTATCACTTTTTGTTTTGCCCTTTACCTTAAATTCTATTGCGTTTAATAATTTTGATGAGACAGGATAATAATTTTTTGCATTAAGTGCTACCGTTTTTTTAGTTGCTGATTTTCCTACATTTATTTTCTTCCACTTTGTCCAATCCCATTTAGAAGCACCGGCGTTTTTTGTATGTAGACGATACCATAGCCACTGTCCATCCTCATATTTTTTCGCCGGTATTTTCCAAGATATTGTAAATTTCAAACCGTCTCTCGATATAGACAGACCGCTAGGAGCAGCAGACTTTTTCTTTTTCTTTGCCATTATGCCATTTTCACCTGCCTTCTAAGCTCACTTGCCATTCTTCTTCCCCATTCTTCCGGGTTATCTGCACCGTTTACAGTTACATTAATAGTTACATCGTTTTTCGTTCCCTGTGTTGCCTCTTTGATATCGTTCATCAGTCTGCTACGACCGTACAGCATCTCGTCTCCTGCTTCTCCTGCTCCAAACAAGGTGGCATCAGAAAATACATATGGGCTTTCCATGGCTTTTTTATACCAGCTAATGTGGAATGATGGCAGGGAACCCTTTCCCCCAATACCGAACGGAGCTTTTCCGCCGGAAACACTCAGGTGTGGTAGGTTTAGGTGTGGAAGAGACCAGCTAAACTTTAAGGCGCTCTTAAACCGTCCAGGGAAGCTTTTTACAAGGGATACTGCCTTAGTAAAGATACTTTTAACAGCCGATGGTATCTTAGTAAATGCTCCTTTTACAGCCGATAAAATACCATTTCCCTTAAATGCTCCCTTGAATCCGTTTACAGCATTTTTAGCGGCACCCTTTAAAAGAGAAGGGAGATTTTTGACCCCTTTTATTATGCCGGTAACAATGTTTTTACCAAGCGAAAACCAGTTAAACGCTGTAAATACGCTTACGATTGCTGTGATAATCTTCGGTAAATTAGCAATTAATAACGGAATCGCACGAACTAAGCCAATCGCTAAATTTGTTATGATTGTTACTCCTGTTGCAAGGATTTTTGGCGCATTATCGTTAATAATGCCAGCCAAATTCGTTATGATTGTAGGTACATATGCAATCAATACAGGAATAGAATTAATCAGCCCTTGAGCAATATTCTGGATAAGTGTCAGGCCTGCATTTATCAATTTGCCTGCGTTGCTCCTCAATGACTCTGTAAATTGTGTCAGCATCGGCAACGCCTGCCCCAAAAAGGTCGGGATGCCCTGAGTCATGCCGTTAGCGATAGTCGTCAGCAAATTAACTCCGACCGATGTAAATACATTTAGCCCTGTGGAAATCGTAGAGGCAAGATTATTTAACAGTTGGCTGACAGCAGTTGTAATACTGCCAGAATTTTGAGTAACGCTTGAAATTAAACCGTTTATGAGGTCGCCGCCGATTTTTGTCAGCCCCGGCAACTGGCCGCTAAAATTAATCGCATCTTGCGCCAGTTTGGAAAGGGCGCCGCTTATGCCGCCAGATTCCATCGCCTCAGCTAATCCACTAACCTCGCTTGTTATACCTTTGATGGCACCACGGATAGTACCCGAAAAGGTATTATAAAAAGCAAGTTGCAGGCCTTCTGTGGCGCTAGATAGCAAGGTTATGTCGCCCTGCAAATTATCTAACTGCGTAGCCGCCTGTTGTGCTGCGGAGCCGGAAGAATCCTGTATTCCTTTCCAAAATTTTTGCACAGTCGCATCACTCGATGCGGTCATTTTATTAAACGCCTGTAAGCCTTGCGTTGTAAAAATCGTTGCAAGAGCATTGTTTTTTTGTTCCGCTGTCATACCCTGCAAAGAGCCATTAAGCTCGTCTACGAGGTCGTTAAAATCTTTTGCCTCGCCGTTTGACTTATAGGCGGATACACCTAACTGATCTAAAGCTTTTGATGCATCATCAGTCGGAGTATATAAGTCCGCCATTGCCCTATTTAATGCCGTAGATGCCTCGGAGCCTGTCACGTTCTGCTCTGCCAAGCGAAGTAAGGAAAGCGTGACACTGTCCGCCGCTTGACCGTAGTTTTTCGCTGTGGCAGCAGAACCGGAAAAAGCCTCTCCAAGGCCTCTTACGTCCGTATTAGCAAGAGTAGCACCCTTTGCCATCAAATCGGCATAGTAAGATGCGTTACTCATCGAGTCACCAAAGCCTTTTACAGCTCCGGCAGTATATGATGCCGATTCTTCCAGACTCATAGCACCGGCAGAGGCAAGGTTAAGTACCGTTCCGATACCGCTAATCTGCTCATCCGCCGACAAGCCAGCCTGAGCAAGGATATTCATTCCTTCCGCCGCTTCCGTTGCGGTGTACTTTGTTGTGCGCCCCATTTCCTCAGCCTTGGCTTTGACGTTCCCTATTTTGTCTACGGTTGTTCCCATGGTAGCTGCTACCTGAGACATTGCAGTATCAAAATTCATTCCGGCATCTATTGATGTTTTTGTAAATGCAACGGCGGCAGCAGAGCCGGCCACCATAGCTGTTTTAGCTACTTTCCCGACCGCTTTAAATGCCCCGCCAATTTTTGATGTGGACGAGCTGGCGTTACCTTCTGCGTCTTTCAGCCCCTGCTTATATGCGGTGTCTTTGATTGCCAGAGTGACAAACAATTCCATCACATTCAATCACTCATCACCACCAATCCGGCTTTTTTAATGACGTCCGCGGCTATTTCTTCGCCAGTCTTTGTTACTGTTTGCTTTTTATCGCTATTAATTAAATCAAAAAATGATACATAGAGATATTTCCCACCGAACGCCTGCGAAATGCTTTCGGTTACATATTTCAGCCCATCGGCCATGTATCGTTTGTAAATTAATTCCTCTGTGTCGTCTAAAATCTTAGCCTTGACGTACAGCAAGAATCCCTTTACGCTTCTTCCTCTGTATTCTCCTGCGCATCGCCAGAGGGTTCTTCTGCTGCGCTTGTTGGCGCTGAGAAAAAAAGCTGACGTACCTCCGGCTCATTGATGAGGTCAACCATGCCTTTGATAACGTCCATTAATTTATGCTTTTTCTTGTATTCCTCAACACTCTGCAATTCAAACGCTGCTAAGATTCCAATTACATCATCTTTGTGTGTTTTTAACAGCCTAGGAGCTGTTTTAGCACCCCTAGCAAAGACTTTGATATATTTCTCCCCTTCCTGCGGTACAAGCTTCTGGCACAGGCTGAGCGCATCATCATCGTCTGCAATGTTACCGATATGTTCGAGGGAGTTCGCAATGGCTTCTAAACCCTGTTCTGCTGTTAATTCTGATAATTTCATGCTTTACCTCCTACGCCGCTTCGCCTGTTTTGATATAAACCTCGTAAGGTACTGTCTCTGCGTTCTTAATGCTGTAATGTCCTGTGTATTCGAAATCAAAATTTCCTTTGGATTTATCATCTGATTTAATCTTAAATCCGCCCGTTGAGAGTGCATTCATAATTTTGATTGCGATAAATCCGGCGGAATCCCCGGAATTTTCGTCCGAATAGTCGCCAATCCACCAAATATCCTTAAAATCTTCTGCCTTTAAATCTGCCCTTGGTGTTACTTTGTTTCCCGCTACGTCTGCCGCCGCCATAAAACTTTTAGCCTGTGCGGTATCCATTGTAACGGCTGTGCCTGATAATTTTACTTCGATAGATTCGATTTCCTTGAGTTCCATCGTGTTTTTAGGCACATTATCAATGTCTTCCCCGAAATCCGTAAAGGATGGCTCCGCGCTAAAGCTACAACCGCCGCTGGTTGCCATGAGGATGTTAGTTGCTGTTATGGCACCCGTTTCCGGCTCAAAAGCTGATACAATAATACCGGCGTTAATCTGTATTTTTTTGAAAAGGTCAGAAGGTACCTGCGTATACTTCATTTGCTCACCTCATTAAATAGTTATAAATTGCATAGTTATTACTGTGTATCTGCGTACTATTGACGAGTCAGCTTCATCGACTAAAGGAGTCCAAGGCTGGTCTTGCGACAGAAAAATGATTCCATCATCGCACTTGACCGTGGTTCCTCCTTGCAATCTGTCACTGATTTCTTTCGCCTTTTTATTTGGGACTGCCTCAGATTCTGTGTGGTACCAGACATTTACGACGCTAGCGGCGGCCGCACCTGTCCACCAATTTGCTATAATTGGTTCGTATGTGATAAAAGGAAATGCGGTATCTTCCGGCACCCTGTTAGACGGATATGCAGTTATGCCGAAAGACGACCAAAATTGATACAGTGCCGCTGTTGGAGTCATGACGTTAACTCCCACTTCTCCGCCATGACCTGTGCTATGTCTAAATTAGACGACGCAGGGGTTTCTTTTTCTCCTGCATTTGATGTAACTCTAAAAATTTTTCCGTCTTTTGTTTTTAATACATCATGATAGCTCAGCTTTACTGTTTTAGCTGTAGTAATTGTATATGTTGCTGTTACACCCTCTTTTTCCGCCACTCTGGCAGACATGGAGGTGTCACGGACTATTGCCGCCTGTATTTTAGCGCCCTCGACCCACTCGGTGATAAATCCACCCTCGCCGTCAGAAGTACGCTTTTTATCCATGAGTATGCAATCTTGTAAAAATTCATTGATTAAACTCATGCCATTTTCCTCCATGGGTTCAGGCGTGCCCTAAAGGCATCTTGCCACGTGTAGGTCTCGCCTTTACTGTTTGTTGCCCTGCTGTACGAATATCCGCCAAACGATTCCGACTGATACGCTCCTAAATTGCCGTTTTTCGCCTGCCACTCGCTGATTTCGTCCACCAGTGACAAAAACGGTTTGGGGATAGCCAGCGGAACAACTACGCCGTTAAAAGTCTCCTCCTGTAACGGAGCAGTATTGCCTTTGTGGTACTGATAAACCCCGTCATTAAAGATAGAGCCGCTTACTAAATAGTACTGCCCATCTTGTAGCGGGAGGCGAATCGCGGTAGTAGAATAACGCAGGTCTTTAGTATCTTCTGTCACGCCTACATCAAAATTAAGCGTGTCAAAAATCCAATCTCCGATTGTTATTTCTCCCGTGATTGCCGCCCCTTTGACCGGGAAGAAATTGTGAATGTGATTCATGATTTCATAAAGCACTCAATCATCCCCTTTTATTTTCCGTTCGAACTTACTTCCGAAACGGCACTTGATACTTCTGGGATAGTTTCTGTGGTTCCGACAGTAACTACGCAAACACCGTCAAGGTATTCTGCCCACAGCTTCATGCCCATAATGGCGTATGTTTCGCCTGTGGCGTTTGTATAGTTGCCGCCTGCGTGGAATCCAATCAGATTTGTTTCGCCAGATGTTGTGTAGTCCAGGCCAAGTTTTTTAAAATCACTATCGCCGGGATCAATATAATACAAGTCAATATTTTCTACAGGTGTTGCAATAACAGTTTTTGCCGGGATGTAGGCGTCAGGGAGGAGGAACAGTGTAGAGAAACCAAAGAAGTCTTTGATATACTGCAATCCAAACATTGTCTGCACAGTAATCTCTTTATCACCTAACCAGTCGTAAAAATCCATTACATTTGCAAATCCTACGACTTCGGTTACATTTCTGTTCATGCCTGCGAATTTGTTGAGTACAGCACCTTTTGCGATCGCAAGTGCTTTCTGCCATTTCTTCTGCGTACCTTTTAATGTTCCCGTTTTTAAAAATGTGTAAAAATCTTTTAAAACCTTGTTCTGCAGCTCAACCATAAAGGCATCATCTGTCTTTTCGATCGCGACCGTTGCGCCCCATTTTGCCACAGACTCAAGAGTTAAAGATTTAGCGTATTTTTCTACAACAATATCTTCTTTCTTGCTTTCCACAACTTTAAACTGTGTAAAAGGGATTGCCTCACCCTCACCTACGCTTGCGCCGCCCTGTAAAGCTTCATCTTTCATCTGCGCTTCGTAGGTTACTAAACTGGTGCCCGGCTCTTTTCTGATAGGTTTAAAGATTCCCAAGATAGTTCTCAGCGCATCCCAGTTTTTTTCAAATTGTGTTACAAAATCAATTTCTCTCGCTTTGAGAGCGCTATCTGTATTTAATACAGTGCTAGTGGTTACTCCTGCCATTGTCTACTCCTTTCAAAAACCAAAAAGTTCGTGATTTTCCGCAATCGCTTTCTGACGTTCGCCCGCATCTTTAATTTCCATGATTTCTTTCTTGGTCATTTTCCCCGGTTCTCCTCCCGGTGGATTTGATACGTTAGCGCCTTGAGTCGTTTCGGTTGTAATATAATCGGCATACGATTCTTTGATGCCTTTTTCTACCTCTGTTGCGTTCTCAAATTTCCCGTCAGTTCCGATTTTTAAATTATCAATAGTTTCTTTTGACGCTTTTAATGCAAGGCCAATTACTTTACTGGACACGCCGGAATCTTCAAGCATCTTTTTGTATGCGGCTTCTTTCGCATCGTACGATGCCTTCTTGTCCTGCTCGGCTTTGTAGTTCTCAAAACCTGCGTGTTCTTTCTCATACTTGCCTTTCCAGTCGTCCTTTTCATAGTCCTTCAATTTCTCCTGGAGGTCTGGGACTTTCTCTGCGTCCTCTTTGTATTTACTAATCTCGTTCTTGAGACCCGTAACGGTTGCAGAGTGTTCTTCGATAATCGCGGAAACCTGCTCGTCTGTAAGTGTCATGCTTTTTAAAAAAGCTCTTGTTAATGCCATTTGATTACTCCTTTTCTTTGAGGGATTTCTTTCCCTAAATGACTTTATATGTAAATCACAGTACTTCGTGATTACTTACTAAATAATTTTGCAGCTTTAAGGGATTTCGCCCCAAATTTGCCGTCAATTTTTAATTTACATTTCGACTGGAAAATACTAACTGCATCTTCTGTCTTTTCTCCATATTTGCCGTCAGTTTCTAATTTTGAGCCGATAGCCCAGTTTAAAAACTTCTGCAATTTTTCAATTTCCCCTCTTGTGCCTTCTAACACTGTGATACCGTCTAAAAATGTGTAATAGCCTCGTGGTGGCAATTTAGGGAATTTACCAGTGTATTTAACCTTTTTTGCTGTTTCTTCCTTCTGTGCCGCCGCCGGGAAGTCATGATATAAAATATTTAAATCAAACTTGCCGGCGTTGCCGGTTGAAACCTTGGCTGGAAACACGCCAGAGCTGGTATACTGCCATGCCATGAGATCAGGCACGTTTGTGGGCTTATAAGACTTGTTTGGTGTCGCTTTAAATGCCATGCGGTTATCGCCTTTGTAATAGCGTGCAATCCACCAGTTTTTACACTTGACCTTGTTTTTGTCAATATGCTCCGCAAAGTATGATTTGCCAGTGTAAACGCCGAATTTATACCCTCTTGACTCAACGACAGTCTGTGCCGCGTTGATGATTGATGCAATCATGCCTTTTGTCAGCTTAGCTTGTACTTTGTCCTCAACATCAAACCAAACGCCGTATTTAAAATGTTTCTTACTAATTTTGTCGAGGATGTCGCATACAAGTTTCATGTCTGACTTAGCTTTCGCCACTGTAGTAGCGTATGTGTAGTTATACACGCCCCATGGGATACCCAATTTCTCACACTTTTTATAGTTCTCCTCAAATTTTTTATCTTTGCCTAAATCCTTGCGGATAATCTTAATAATTGCACCATCGCAACCGTATTTCTTTACTTTCTTCCAGTCAATCGTGCCGTTGTATGCAGATACATCAATAATTTTTCTCTGTGTCATTTTCTCACCCTTTCCATCTCAGCACATATAAAATCTTCTGATTTCCATTGATAACTCTGTGTATTTTTTTATATGTTCCGCCTGCTTTTTTAGTGTTAGTGCTAGCCTTTCCGGCGTCCCACCACACCATTTTGTTGTCGTCATTAACGCCTGCAAAAATGTTAGTATGTAGGCGATAAAAGCAAATGTCTCCGGGCTTTAATTTGTTTTTATAATCCCGGGGTAATTTATTTACTTTTATCAATCTATATCGTTTTGATATAGCCGTTTTTGTTCCTGCGCCCTTATAGATAACTGTTCCGTTCCTGTTGCAATAAAACAGTTGTCCCGGTTTGAGGATGCCTAATTGCTGTAGACAATAGCAAACATATGATGCACAATTACTTACCTTTTTTTTCTTTGCGCCTGCCCAGCTATTCGCCACGCCCTGAGAGTATTTAAACTTTTTATCAGTAAAATACTCCGCCGTTTCTTTTGCCTTGACGAGTAAAGACAATCTGTCCATTATCCCATCGCTCCTTTTAATTCGTTTGCAATAATTGCTGTATATTCTTTCGCGTAATTTGCCGCCGCCGGTTTTAAATACGGCTGCGCCCTCTGACCGTTTGTGATATGCCATTGTCCTTTATCGTCCTGATAAGTCCACGGGGTCTTTCGTCCTCCTTTGTAATACACGCCAGTTCCCAACTCTACATAGGCGGCGTATTCTTCGTTACTGCCTATTATCTCTGTGAGATTTTCCAAGTCGGTCTGGTGTGTGATACTGTTTCTCAACGCGCCCGTATCGACCGGGCAAAGGTCTTTTGCGTGCCCTTCTGCGGCGGCTCCTGCTTGTTCTAATGCCCTTGCAAGTGCCATGGTGGTCTTTAAAATTACCTCATCTACATGGCTCACAACATCAATATCCGCCATTATATTCGCCCCCTTTGCGTTGCTAACCATTCGTAATAGGTCATGTCTTCTACGATTTCATTTCTGCCTGTTTCCAGATTTTTAACACGTATCATTCGTGGTTGTGCCAGTTCGGTAGGCAGTGCAGTTCGTTGCGTGCATCGACAGTTATAAACTTCCGCCGGGATTCCGCTTGGGTCACCCGGATACATGAGGCCGTTTGAGTACGCCATGTTAAACGGTACTTCCTCACCGTCTAATGCTCTGTGACTGTCTCGTGTCCTCAAATCCTTTGTCGCTGTCCAATGCTTAACTACATCAATTCCCATCTGGTAGGCTTCCTCGTATGCCGCCTGCCTGCCACCGTTCTGCGCCCCTGTGAACGCTGTGCGGGCGTTTCTAATTGCGGCAGTATGATTCATGCCTGTAACGTCCCGAAATCGCCCTGCGAGCTTTCCTATGCTGTCACCCTGTAAAATTCCTTGCAGTAGTGCATTTTGCAATTTCTTCTTGTTCCATCGCACATCCTTGCTTTTTAGTACCCTCCGGGGCGGAAGAATCTTTTGTTTTCTGACCGTCAGCCGCTTAACTGTATGCTCATCTACCAAATTAAATGCAATATCTCCAATCTCTTTTATCTGCTTATCAGGCATAAGAGATTTAATCATGTACGCCTCAAAGTTATGGTTAAGGGCAATCACAAGAGGGGTTTTCTCATTGATGTATGCCGCGGCAATCTGGTTTGACTCTGTCAGTCGCCGTGCCATGTCCTCGCGGAGTGCTTCCCACCTCTGTCCTCTGCCATACTGATTCATCAGCCATGCTTCAAATTCTTTCTTGCTGTACTTTCCTGCCTGGTATGCCGCATATTCTTTGGCGTATCGGTTGGAGAATTGTTTAAAATAGTTTCTTGCTTTGCCGTCAAGTTCTTTTCCGGCTTGTTTATATACATCTGCTAACCGCTTTTCTAACTTTTGCAGTTCCTGCTCTGTCCACTTGTCGGATGGATACATAGTTATTCATCCCCTTCCGGGATATCTTCCGGCACATCTGGTTCAGGCGGCTCCGTGTAGCGGTTATATGATTCTTCGTCTAGCTTTGCCAAAATGTCCGGCACTTCCTCTGGTGCGACAAACGGTAATTTTTTTAGGATGGTTTCTTCGTCCAGATA